TCAAGCAGATCGGTCATCGCATCAATGCAGGAATGATTTACGCCGTCAAGAGATTTCTTGAACAATGCGTCTATCTTCTTCTGGTTAACAGTGACCTGGTTCTGCATATCAATTCTGTACTTCGTCAAACCAGATGTTCGTACCCCAGTTGTACGTTACTTTCTTCACTACACGTCCTTTGTATGTACGGTCATAATCGGTAAGGATCAGAATGTCATCAAAGTTCAGTGTTGCAAGAAACATCGGGCAGGCTATCTTATAATCTGCTACGACGACCGCACCAGCCTGGCGTATGTTCATCGAGTTCGTGCGATAACCAAAATTCACTGACGTAGCATCCTCGGTTACGAAACCGCCGTTACCGTCTCTGATAGGATCGCCGTCTACGGTCTTGACAATCTTAATGGTTATCGGTTCGTAGGTGACGTTTCCATTCTCATCAAAGACTGTCGCGCCGTTCTCTTTCTTCGGACGGTTGATGCTCAGTGTATGTGGAAATCGCGGGTTATCCATATTAGTAGATGGGTTTCATCTTGATTTTGCCTGTTGACGCGCCGACAGGGTTCTCGTCCCACTTGTCGTAGAGAGCGCGGGCCATCTCTCGGAAGCCTGCTCTGTCTACCACATTCTTAGCGGAACGCTGTCTCTGCCAGCCGCCATCAGACTCGTACTCACCTGTTTTAGAAGTAGAAGATGTGGCCATATACATATAGAGGTCAGCCAGGCAGAGGTCTTTCTGCTTCTCAGTGATTTCTGCGAAAGAGGTTCCTTTCACTACTCCGCGGTCAGCGAAAATAGCATCAAGGGTGCTTTCGCTTATATTGAAATCGACCTTACCGCTCAGGTATTGTTCTATTGTGTATGCCATATCTTCTACTGCTAATGGTTATCACGTTCGGTTACTCACTGTTACACCTGACAAGGCTTGATATACCACAGGTACTGAGGTACGTTCGGTACAGCCAGAGAGGTCATCTCTGAGTTGTAGGACATACACTTCTTTGCGAAGTCCTTGTCGATGGTGATAGCCAACTTACGTCCGTAGGCGTAAGCATACTCACCGCCAGCCAGGAGGATAGGCTCAACAGTCAGAATCTCACCGATGTTGCCATCAGGAACGAGAACTACAACATCCTTGTTGAAAGCCTCGAACTGAGGACGGGTGAGTTTCTTTGTTGAGTCATCCCACTTCTCAACTGAAACCTGAGTATTCCAAGACTTGATCGGGGCGCCGATGATGCGACCCAGGATCTCAACCTTCTGGTCACGAGCCAACTGTGCGGCAGCAGCCTTAGCCCAGTCTGCACTTGCGGCTGACGGGTAGAGGTTGGCAGCGATAGCGGTTGTTACAGAAGTGTGGTTGAGAACGTCATCCAGGAAGTCATCGTTGATCTCAAAGTGAACCTTGGTAACACCCTTTCTCTTGGCTACCTTAACCATAGCCTGCAGGTCAACAATGACGTTGGAGGCGCTACCCTGATGTGCTACATCGTGGGTTGCGTTGGTCCACCATCTCTTGTCGTCAGCCAGTGTTGTGGTGTTGGCGCTGGGAGTGTGGTTGGCGAAGGTTACGTTAACGATACCGTTCGGGTTGTTGGTGTTGGTCAACACGAACTTACCGTTCGATATGATCTGATGACGCTGATAGGTGATGGAGTTGGTGTGACGCATCACGAGTTTCATAATGATCTCGCCGATGTTGGCACCAGCGTTGTTGATCAACTCCTCGCGTGATATATCACGACGGTTCTCCATCTGTCTCAGTTTACGAAGTTTGGCTTCGTTATAGTACTCGACAGCCTTCATACGAGGTATCGAGCCTGATCCGATGATGTCACCCTCAGAACCTACAGGGATTGCAGGTGAGTCGAGGTCTACATACTGTGCCATCACCTCCATCTTCAGTTCGCGCTGAATTTGGTTGTAGGTGAAGTCGGGCAGCAGGTCGTCGTTCCAAGTGAAGCCGTCAATCTTGAGTCCGTTGTAACTGGCCAGAATTTCGTCTACGAAGTCCTGGAGTCTACCTCCGTTGAGTGCTAAACTCAGCGGGTTGTAAAATTCAGAAGGAAACTGTGTCATAGTGCTTCAAAATTTAATAGCCCACCTGGACTACGTTAGGAATAGCAGTCTTGAGGGCTGCCTTCAACTCTGCACCGAAGGGTACGCGCTTGATAAGCAGACCTTCTCCGTGGAAGTCTACGGCGGCACCTGATGCGTTAATACTCTCATAAGTCTCACCGTTCTGCAGGGCATCAATGCAGATGTCGTTGTAGAGGTAAGCGTTGGGCTGGTCGGCCATATCCTTACCAGTACCTGCTGCTACAGCGGTGCTGATTACCAGGATGTCATTGGCAGACAGAGAACCGAGGTTGGCTGTCTTGGCGACCTCCAGTTTGTACTTTCCAGCGTCATCGCCTGTGAGGGGAGTCACTGAATGTACCAGACCTGCCTTTCCCTGAGTTGCAAAGGTTGCACCCAGTTTCATCAGGTAAGTGCTTGTGGTGGGAAGCAACTCTACGCCTCCGTATACCATAGGACGGATGGTGATCTCGTCATAGGTATCCTCAGCGCCAGCGGCTGAGTAGGCTGTTACGACAAAGCCGATGATAGGCTTGATTGTCTTGTTGGCCTCATCAAAGCAGATAGGGGTACCAGCAGGAACAAGCAGACCAGGCTTGCAGTAACCAGATGCAAGAGTTCCACCAACGGGACGCGGGCTAACCGTGCCAAGCCAGACAGGAACTACGCCCTCTCCAGCCTTCTTCTTCTGTGTAAATGCGTTAAATGAACTCATAACTGTTTGTTTTGAAAAATGGATAAAAATGGGGTTACATTATTTCTGCGGTGACGTTTCCTGCTGCAGATAACCTCTCTCCTTCAAAGTGTTGACAACACCTGCAAACTGACCTTTCTTGTAAGCGGGAGGCGGTGTGTTCTCGTTAAACGGAGGCACGGCGCCATCGCCGTAAAGAACCTTATATTGCTCGTCGTATGATGCTTCCAGTTTGGTGGTAAGTGTTTCTACAGTGTCTCCTTCGCCAATCTCAATACCCTTGAAGATGATGTCAAGCAAGCCGTCAAACGAGCGGTTGCTTTTCTTCAGTGCTGCACGTACAGCGTCAAGTATCTCGCGGTCCTTAATCATCTTGTCCTGGTTGGCGTTGCGCTCTTTCAGGGCCTTGATCTCGTCCTCCAGAGTCTTGTACTTGTCGTCGGCGGGCGGCGCAGGTGTGGGCGGTGTAGGAGGAGTCGGAGGTGTGGGTTCTGGATGCTTTTCCTTCCAGTCCGATACGAATGTTGACTGGTCGTTCTTCGCATTCAAGTTCATCGTCTTAAAGGTGGGTGTCACCTTCTGGATGAAGTCATCCAACTCTGTTTCATCACTCGCTATCAACGGCATTAGGGTGTCTAACTGCTCATTGATACTTCTCTCTGACATAAACAAGTGTGTCTTGCCATTTTCTGTCAGAAGGCTTTTGAGGTGTTCAAATGCCTGTTCTTTTGTAAACTTCATATTTTAAGAATTTTAATGTACGTCAAAGCGGGTGTCGCTCTGTTTGGGGGCGAATATATAAACAAAAATCACTTGTACCGCAAAGAAAATTGCACAAACTTGCAATAATGTGCAATAAAAATTGCAATACAACAGAAATAGGTTGCAAATTTGCGGTATGATACAAGCGACCAATGACGACCAGTACCTCGATCCTGTGTTCCTCTCGGTGGGGCAGAGGGTCTATCGTTACGACTATATCCAGCAGTTGCGCAAAGAAAATCTGGAACGTAAGCGTGACGGAAAGCGTATAGTCAACTTTATACCCCAGGCTGGCTTCCAGGAGAAGGTCTTATGTACCAACGCCGACATCAAGATCGTGGGTGGAAAAAGAGGCGGCGGTAAAGTTCTGCCTAATGACGCAGATATTGTAACCCCGTTCGGACTCAGAAAAAACGGTGATCTGTCTATTGGCTCTATCATATCCAATCCTGTAACTGGAGGTATGGAAAAAGTCATTGCCATATACGAGCATCCCAACCACGATTTTTACAGGTTGTACTTTGATGATGGCAGTTCTGTTGAATGTGGCCTTGAACATCTCTGGAAAGTCAGACAGACAGGATACGCACACAAAAGAAGGAAAAGGAATGGCGCAGGATACGAAGATGACTACCGCATCTGGACCTTCGGTATGATAAAGAAATGGCTTGACGAGCAATCAGAAGGTTCGCACATCGACAGAGGTACAAAGAAACACCTCGTTATCCCTCTCACAGAACCTGTGGCTTTCACTGTTTCTACTTACCCGATGAGACAGAGAGGTAAGACTTGTCCTTATGTTATCGGTGCCTTGATAGGTGATGGCTGTATGACAAATTCTGCACTACAAAAAAAATGCGTACAACTCGCTTCGTGTGACCAGGATTTCGAGATGAGACAATTCTTCGAGGATGATGGGATAGATATGACGCATATAGTAAGGGATAAGAGAAGCAACGCAATAACTTATTATATCTACGATAAGGATGTGATAGAGTCTTTGTGCAGTTGTGGGCTTGCAGGCTGTAAGTCCGACAACAAACACATTCCTTACTGTTATAAATACGCCACTATAGAGGATCGGTGGTCTCTCTTGCAGGGTCTGATGGATACCGATGGTACGATAGATAAAGAAGGGGGAACAATATCTTTCTGCTCTGTCAGTAAAACTCTGGCAGAGGATGTTCAGTTTGTAGTACGTTCCCTCGGAGGTTCTGCTAAAATCACCACCAAGAAAACTTTCTATCGTGACGGCGAAGGGAATAAAGTTGAAGGACAGTTAGCCTATAACGTATATATTCGTATTAAAGAGCCTGAGAGACTTTTCCGCTTGAGTCGTAAGAAAGAAAGATGCACTGCTTTTAACGGTGGTGTATCTGAGGTTGCGAGAAGGATCGTCGGTTACGAATATGTCGGAAAGAAAGATGGCAGATGTATAACCGTAGATGACATCAACAGCCTTTATCTTACTAATGACTTTATCGTGACACATAACACCTGGGTTGGATTGTTTGAATTTTTACCCTACATATTCAATCCAGACGTGTCAGGGTTTGGTTTTCGAAAATACGAGGACGATATTGCACGTGGTATCTGGAAGTCCTCCAAGCCAGTGTTCCGCGGTTTCGGCTCGGCGGCAGACTCGTTCTTCGAGTGGAAATTCCTCAACGGACGTGGTGCCACCTTCAAGTGTGAGCATCTGCAAGACCCGAAGAAGATTTCCGACCGTTTCCGTGGCGTAGAGTTGGCATTCATACTTATCGAGGAGTTGGCCGAGCATACACGTGACAACCTCGATACCCTTTTTGATCTTCTGGCGTCCAACCGAAGTACAGCAGGCGTCCAACCGAAGTGTATCTGCACCTGCAACCCTGTCGGCAAATCCAACAAACTGCGTTATTTCCTCGACTGGTACATAGACCCTGAGACCGACACTATCATACCTGAGCGTGACGGAAAGATACGTTACTTCTACCGTTACGGTACAGAAACCACACAAA